CGATTCCTTCGTACCACTCTCGGTTACACAACCACGAAAGACGTTTTCGCTCTTCGGGTGAATCGTCTGCCGGACTTTTTCTGCCGTCGAAGAACTGACATAAACCTCTTCCTTTTGTCGGACCACCGTGCGTTTCCCATTCTTCCGTCTCACCTCGAACCACTGACTCCCAGCCATCAACAGGTTCGCTCTCTCGTCCAAGAGGATTGGTAAGACTATCGGGATTTCCCATTCCGATCATTTGAAAGAACGGGTTAGCGACCATGTTTGAAGTCGCTTTCATAATCGCTTCACGGATGCCTTGCATTTCATCCAAGTAAAGAAGTACACGCTCGGTATGCACGCCAACAAGATTATTAATGACTTCTTCAACACTGCCCTCCTCGACTGCCATCCCAAAAATTCCGTTTACATCGTCACCAGGCTTCCAGCGTACGCGCGTAACCGAATCCATTAAATCACCAACGCTACCCAAATTCTTAGGCAACATCTGATGAAACCGTGCAACCTGCGACCAGATACGAGCACGCAACATCTTGACCGTCGTAGAGCAAACTATCACCGCTGTTCGATCTGGTGCTTGTAGCCAAAACTCTAGTCCAAACACCGCTGCATCGGTAGATTTAGCCGAAGATGCTGGCCCCATCCAAGTCAGCCATCGTCGCTCACAGACAGCTTTCAACCTACGCTCATTCCACCTATGAAACTGGTACGACGGCCACATCGCTTTGATTCGTTCTTTGCGATGCCAGAATGTTCCGTTCCCTTTATTGTGATACGCGCACCACGCATGTCGCTGCACCAACGGAACGAACTTTTGACCGCTAAGTTTCGCAGCCTTCGTCCAGTCGATTCCGAATTGTACATCGGGAAGAACGTCGCTCATCGCGTCTCAATGAACACATCGTTTTTGTTGTCGCGCAGTTCGAGAATTTTGGATCTTATCTCCGCTCCAACATTCCATGCCAGAATCACAAACAACACTTTCTCGCACTGTAAATCTCGTATCTGATCGAATGGAACGATTGTCATCCCGCTCGTTTCCTGCCACCATTTAGTGGGAGTGTTATCCGCGATCACGTCCACTTTTACTCGTGCCATGTTCAGCATTGAAATTCCTTTTGCTGCCGCTCCGCACCCAACAGCGTAATATCCGTCTCGTCTGTAGTCCTCTATGGTTTTTCCTACCCGTTTGATCTTGTCTCGAACGTGAGATTTCCACCAGTGGTAGAGAGGCGGCGACATCATCCCCACGGATTGCTCCCATTCCAAACGTGCTTTTACACGGTTATGACTCACCCACGGCAGTCGTGATCCAGGTTTTCCAAGCACAAAAACGTAACTTGTCCCGTGGATGTCGTGCATCACGATGTCGATTACTTCCAGTCCGGCGCGTTCGGCTAATCTCAGCATGGAATGAGCGTTGAAATACGATACGTGTTCGTGATAGATGGTGTCACACTCCCCATTCACGATGAGGTTTGCCTGAGAAGTTGCGATGAATAACCGCGAGTCATCGTGCATCACGTTCTTGCAGTTGATTAGAAAATCCAGTGGCCGGATACTGTGTCCCACCACATTTTGAGCAGTAATGATGTCGAAATTCTGAGGATCAACGTCCATACTCATGCTCTCGAAGAACGCAGTATGAATTATGTGACCTTTTTCTGCTGCTATCTTGGACAGGTTTGCCGCTGGATCGACACCGTACGTTTTAAGTCCTAATACTTTGAATGCGTCTAACTGAGTTCCGTCGTTACTGGCAATGTCGAGTACGGTTTTGGCATTCGGAACATAAGAGACAGCGGTACGCGCAAAGTCCCTGAAATAATCGAATGCAGTACGTCCAGTCCCTGAACAGTACGTGTAATAAGAATAGAGAACTTCCGGATCGACGTATTCGTGAAGCTGTAGATGATAACATTTCGGACACCGATTTACTTGTAACGGATACTTGGTTTTGACGCTGTAGGTGTTGACTAGCGGCATCGAACCAAAATCAATCAGGGGTTCGACTCCGGTATCGCAGCACAAGCATTTATGACCGTTCACAAACGACCCTTTTCCATAGACAAGCCTCATTCTCCGTACAATCTAACCGAGAGTTCAATTTGTAGTATGCGGCGTTCGAGAAACATCTGGTTTACCAGTCTTGGTTCAGCGTTTTTAAGTGTGTCGTTAATATCTGCTATCTGAGAACGTATGCCATCTGCCACTTCGTCATCAGGTTCGTAACGGTCTTCCGGGTGGAACTGCGCGATTCTCCACTTTTTCATTTCCCGTCTGCAAGTCCTTCGAGTTTGGCTTTTCCTTCCGCATCCGAAACTTCGTAGCATTCTACGTGGCGATCACGGACTATCAGATTACTTTGGTCGCCACGCCTGAAGATGTTCGGTGGTTTACGCCAATCGGGTAAATCGTACACCCCATCCCACGTCACGAGACGTGTTTGTAATCCTTTGCTTCTCACCCATTGAGTGAAATTTGGCACTTCGGGTGAAAACCCAAATACCTCGAATCGGTACGTATCGTCACGACTGTTCACATCCATCGGGTAACCCCTGACAACGTACGGCTGAAATATCATACACGGCGTTCGGATATGTGGAATGATTTCGTAGGAAGATAACGGCCCGTAGAGTCCGTCTCCGTACTCTTCCACGGCGGCAACGAAGTGCTTGAGCCAACCATCGCCCGTTACGTACGTGCTGGAATTGAAGCAGACTAAAAGATCAGCTCTGACGTTTTCGCCTGCGAACTTCCACGCTCCACAATCCCAACCGCCTCCATTATATCGAAGATGTCTACTTGAGATGGCGTCGAACATCCCATCAGGACTGTCGGCGTAACGGTCGATAATTACTACCTCATGCTCGTATCGTGGCGTGTATCGCATGTAGGATTCAAGCCATCGTTGCGCGCCGTGCTGGTATTCCGGCTTTGTTACCACGCGCACGAATACGACTACAACCTTCATCCTAATGATGGTCCTGCGTGAACGAAGTGGTTAATGTACGCTTCGTCACTTTTAGGTCGTTCCCAGACAACGTAGTTCCACGTTTCAGGCAAAATCTCCACGTCCATCGTGTTGTGAACGATTAGATTGATAATAGTCTGGTCGTAGCACGTAGGAACCTCCAAGTCTCGGTTGTCCAGAATCGTCTGGAACATTGCTCTCAACCTCTCGGTGTTCCTAAACATCATAAATCCAGTGTTGAAATATCGTTCCTCGCTAGGTTGCTTGAAGTCAGGAAACCGTTCCAAAATCTTCTCTACACCACCGCTATAGATAGACCCCCTCCACATTTCATTCGGGTTCACACCTTGCGCGTCTGAGACCGCGTACATCACATCATCTTTTACGCATAGATCAAACGGGTTCGGGGCGTAATCGGAAATAATCATGTCGCCATCAAGGTAGAGAAGTGACTCGTACCCGATTAGAAGTTTTGGGCCGAGTAGTTTTCCCCAGTTACAAATCTTGGCGTCCTCAAACCCCGGTTCGTGATTGATTTCCGAGTAGTTGCAACCCCATCTATGACACGCGCCTATGAATGATTTTCGAACTCTATCACCCACAAACGGGGCGTCCCATCCCTGTTTGTTTTTGATGTTCAATGTAAAGAGACAGTTCACGAGCGGTAAGCAATAAAAAGTCTGGAATCAAGGATGCTGTTTCCTTCAGCCATCTCTACTATCGCGCAGAAGAATCCGTCTGGAAGATTGCTCTTTAGTATCTTCGCGCCATCCCTGGTAATGACATCCTCGATTATCAAGATGCCTTCAGGTTTTAGTAAGGGCGAGTACCGCTGCAAAAAGGTCGTCTGATTTTCAACACGATGATCCCCGTCGTCTATCATCAGGTCGAATGGACCCAACATTTGGGAAATCACTTCTTCCGAATAAGCATCTCCGTGAATAAAAGTTATCATGGGATCATCGAATGTGATCTTGTCTGAAATGTCTATCGCTACGACGATAGATTTAGGAAAGTATCTTCTCCACGTCCTGATGCTTCCACCGTCAAGCACACCAATTTCCAGAATAGCAATAGGATCGTTGCGCCAACCCCTAAACAACAGTTCGTACAGATCGCCGTAATGATGCGAGCCACGGTCTGTGAGCGCAGCTTTATCCGTGTTTTCCGATAAACCAATGTCGTTGAATGTCACAGTTCCAATACTTTCTCAAACACCATTGCACCCATGAGTCCCGTGTCGCTAGGAACTTCCTCTGTCAATTTCCAATCTAAACGGTAGCCCTGGAGTAATCCTAGCTTCTTCAATCCTTCACGTACGCCAAGAACGGATGGTGGTTTGCCAGCATACGAATGATCCTGCGGCCATTCTTCTTGCTTAGTCGCTAAACCCGGAAGTGCCGTATCGTGAAATAGACAAGCGCCACCGACCACAACGAGCGGAGAATAATTGATAAAATCGCAAGCCGAATGGTTAATGCAATGACATCCGTCTATCCATAGAAAATTAAAGTTCTCTTTGATCTCGCGCCACATATCCATGCTGTCGCCCTCGTAGAACACGTAATCTGGAAGTGGAACAGGATTCGGTTTGTAATGAGCCATACAATCCACGCCAGCAGCGTACACGGGGCAGTCGTTCTTCTGACACCAGCGCACAACTCCACGCACTGTGTCTCCGCAAAATACTCCAATCTCTAAAAATCTGACTTCTCCGAACTGAGACTTAATCTTTCCGAGGGTGCGATCCACCAAATCAGCCTCAACGTCCCGAATAAATCCGTATCGAGGATCACTCATTTATCCTCGTCAATTCTACGCCTAACAAGTTGGCTTACTATGGACGCAATCGCCGCACTAGTTGGAATTTTATGTTCAGGTTTGTATTTAACGCAGCACCTAAGCGGAGTTCCCGTAGTGTCGGTTACGGTGATGTAAATGTTCTTCCGCTTTAGGATCTTAATTTCAAATTTCATTTTTTGTCCTCCACTACGAATGGAACGTCTTCCCAGTCCGTCCATTCAACATGGTTTCCAGATAGCCCTACGATCCTGATTTGTTGTCTGTATTGAAGGGTGAACGCGTCCAGTGGTGCGGTATCCTTGTATTCTTCGGGATGTTCTGGGTCGAGTTTCCAGCGTAGTTCGATCATATCACGAACCAACTATGTAGAAATGTGGTGGCATCTCTTTTAATCCTGTTGCTATTTCAAGTAACGCGCATCGAATACACCGAAAATCGTCGTCAGTGTCTCCACTGCCGAATCCGTTAGAAATGTCATCGTCGTTGCACGTAGTTCTATCGTGTTCAGGGCGTATCTTATTAACGAGTTCGACAGCAGTCATCGCCAATCCAATC